TAACTATACAGTTAACTCATTTATTAACTTTAAAGTTTGAAGTAGGGGTGGTAGGGGTGAGTAGGGGTGATTTCCAAGACCCTAAAGATTAAAAAAAAGAAAATTTCTCTGGATGCAAGGAGAGGAATTCACCCCTACTCACCCTTACCACCCTTACTCACCCTTACTCCTAGTATCTTCCTTATGCTGTAAAACGATTTCTGGTAGGGGTGAAATATTTCCATTTCTTCTCTTTCTATTTCAGTATATTTCTTATAGTGAAAGAAATCATGAACCAAAGTTCAAAACCAAAAATTCAAAAAAGTCAAAAAGTGGTCTTTTTTTTAAAAAAAACATCAAAAAAGGGGGTCTTTTTCCACTTTTCAACTTTTTCTCAAAAAACCTGATTTCATTTCTAAGATTTTAACTCTATTGTTATTTTATGGTATAAATAGAGTAGCAATAGAGTTTAAGAAGTAGAGAGAAATAACGATATAGTTCGAAGTAGGGGTGGTAGGGGTGAGTAAGGGTGATTTCCAAGAGTCCCAAGTTTAGAAAAAAGAAAAATTCTATGGGTTCCAGGAGAGGAATTCACCCCTACTCACCCTTACCACCCTTACTTCACCCCTACCCAGTATCCCTCTCATGCTGTAAATCGATTTCTGGTAGTGGTGAAATATTTCCATTTCTTCTCTTTCTATTTCAGTATATTTCTTATACTGAAATAAACATAAACCAAAGTTCAAAATGAAAAAATCCAAAAAGTGAAAAAGTGGTCTTTTTTCTTGAAAAAACATCAAAAAAGGGGGTAAAATTGCACTTTTCATCATTTTGAGAAAAAAGCTATTATAGGGAAATGAAATGAATAAATAACTATCTAAGTTTTTGTAGCTTATAAAGTGACCTGTTTTTAGTGAATTGTTCTTTTCCAATAAAAGATTCATAACCTAGTTTTCTCATACTAATGCTGAACTGTTGGTCATTAAGATTATTTCCAGAGACATTTCGATAGTGAATTTTCAAATCTTTGGCTGTAGTACAATCCATTTCATTGATGACCCCATTATCTGCTGGTATAACAGGTTCATAATTATCATTGATAAATTGCTTAAGGGTATTTTGACTATCGATAAACTCGCTTGTTTTAGCGGTATAAGTCTTGGGTACTTCTAATACGAAAGCATCTTTCACATATTCATAATAAATTTCTAGTAGATAAAGAAAGAACTCATTACAACAGTCCCCTAGTTTATCGGTAAGGTAAGGGTCTTTTCCAAGGAAGTGGGTGATATTATGCTCTTCCTCCAAGAAGATGGGGTCATTCTTACTATCAAAGAATTTGAATGGGAAATAGATGAGTTGGATTCGTCGTTGGATACCATCGTCCATCTTGGCAATCTTTGGGGTATGATTGGTGAGCATGAATAGCTTAAACTGGGGTATAAAGGTGATGTTGGGTTTGTAGATATCTCGGCATCGAAGTGGGTCACAGCCAGTAGTATTCTTCACCAACTCAGCCTGGAGGGTATCATTGGCAGAACTCTCATTTGCCGATACGATTCTCTGTCCTCTGGTATTAGGGAGGTCACTATGCTCATTGGCATTCTTTTTTGCCTTGGTAAGAGTGGATACATCGATAGTCCCAAAGTAGTCCCCAAATGTTTTCCTGATAAGGTCAAACATGACGGACTTTCCATTCGATGCGCTACCGATCATAATGTATAATTTCTGGTATTTGTTTCCCCCAAAAAGACAGGAGGCAATGACTTTCATGGTGAAGAGGTACATCTCCTCACCCTCGGGGTCATCTACCCATTCCTCCTCGGGTCTCCCTTCAGCCAAGAGGGACTGTCTTTTCGCGTAGGGTAGAACAAACATACTCTTAAGAGTATCGATAAGAAACTTTCGTTTCACAGAGTTAGAGACGGTAGAGAAATTGTACCCAGTTGTTTTCTTAATATAATCGTCCGGTTGTATGGGTCGAAACTGTTGTTGTAGCAGGTCATAGACCCCATTGTCGAACCCAATGAGATGCTCATAGCTGTCGATACGATCACCGAACCGATTATCTAAGAAATCAGCCCGTAACTCACTCTTGAGAGTATTTCTCTGCCCTATCCCCTGCCATGACTGCCGAGAGACTTTCAGGTCACAGTATTCTTTCTGTAGGAATTTCAATTTCTCAGGATTATTCTTCTGTCTTTTCATTTCTACCTCAATGGTCTCGAGGACCTTGGTTAGCATATTATACAAATTCTCAGCCAGATAAGTCGAGAGTGTAAGAGGGTCCAGTGTCTCACTCCATCTCCCATCGTAGAGTAGCTCATACCAGTACCCATCCCCATTTGCCGTCTGCGCGTAATTGTATTTCTCCAAAAGAGAACCATCTGCTTTCAGTATAAGTCTGGATATATTATAAGAACTCCAGCAGTCCGCAAAGGTCCTCCTAATCTCCTTAATGAATGATTTCTCATACTGCTTAAAGGGACTGTCAAATGTCTTGATATCCAGGTTCTCGATAGGTATCCCTTCATTCATCTCCTTCACCACCACCTCCATCCCAATCACCCCCGATAACTGCCTGGCGATATCATGGTAATCGAGAGTATTGTTCTTATGGAGCATGAGCCCGTCATGGCACAAGACACCAATATCGAGATGATTGGATTTACAATAAAGCACCATCTTATCTAAACACTCTCGTTCCATTTCACAAAGGATATAGTTAAGACAGGTACCCTTAATGTTAAACCCATCTTTACCTTTGGCATCGACCGCCATTTTGTAATATTTGGGGTAAAGAATACATACCTTTTCCCGAACGGATTTCATCTCAATATAAAAGGCGTATAGCCAAGAGTTCCAGTTAAAGTTAAGGGAGGCACCCCCATTCATAATCTGTAGGATTAGAGTTTTGGCATTCTCTAAGGAGTCTACAGTCTTGTCCTGAACTAGATACTCCAAGATTTCTTTACGATGGTCGATATAGTACTGAAGAGCCTCGTATTTCATATCGTGCTTCTTGGATAGCTGTAAAAGAAACTGGGGATGGGCATTCTTGATATCGATATCGACCATGGTGTCGGCACAGATGGTATGCCTGACCCTCCTGGAGATACCCTGAACGGAGGATTGAGTGGCAAATAATCTTCCCTTGGGGTTGTTCTTGGTTGGTTTATAAACGACCGAACACTCCCCACTCATATGACTCTCTAGGAACTTGTAGAGTATCGTTTTCACACTATTATAATCGACGATTTCAGCGTAATGGTTATGCTCATTCTTCTGGTTAAGGAGACCCTGCTTATAGAGGTAATCAAAATTGGAGACAATGGTCATCATGTTCTTGACATTTATCTTTTCCACAAATTCATACATTTATCTTCTTTTCTTATTATTTTTCCTTTTCTTAAATCATTTTTAACTTGGTTGTTAAAAAAATGAGAACTGAAAAGGTTTAAAGAAAAGAAAAGTAATAAGAAAAGAGTTAATCGAAATGAAACCAACCGCCTACGAGACATTATTACGGACATACTCACGGGATAGGAGGACAGTAGCACGAGTCCAGTGTGATTGTGGTAAGATGGTGTATGAGACCCAGTTAGACAAGCATAAGCAGACCAAACTCCATCATACGCTCCTTACGAAACTAAGGATATACCAGGAGTTTGAGAATGAGGCAATCCGGAAACAACAGGAGAAGAACCAAAAGGCACAGAGTGCCTTGGATAATGCCGAGACTCTCATTCATGCCCTCAATAAAATCAAGACCGAACTGACCCCTTATGTTTAAATTGTTTTTTTACAACTATAAATTATATACTGAAAAAAGGTAAGTATATAATTAGCTATTTACTACTTTATTGTTCCTTGTCTTATAACATATCTTTAAATAGTTTTGTAACAATTTTGTTATAACCTATTTAAAGAGAGTTAAAACTAAGATAAAAGATGAGAGAGAAAATATTTCAGTACGGAGCGGACGACCCGGTATGTATGATAATATCGAGCAAACGGGTAATGATAAAGACGAAGAATGTGGAGGATATCCTGGAGATGCCATTAGCATGTGATGATAATTGGGTATATCTAAGTGATGCCTTTCCGTTAATTAATAGTGTAGACCCAGTATTTGCGAGTTGGTTACTGGGGAAACAGGATTATATCATGAGAGAGATGATTAATGAGATGGAGGAGACCTTTACTTGCCAGTTAGCAGACTTGCAGTATCTAGAGACCGAGACAGATGAACATGATGGTATAAAATTAAGTGATCGTATTACGGAACTTGGATATATATCCAAAGAGGACTTTGTAAAGATATACAAATCTTATAACATTGGTAAGATAAGATTAGAACATCAGGATAGGACAAAGGTCCATCAGCATATCATGCAAATCTCTAAACTCATCAATCGAGATAAAAAGAAAAGACATGGAGAATATGCCAAGATAAGAAGAGCAGGTAGAAGCAATCTCTACAGTCGCCCAGACTATGAGCAATTCGGTGATAATATTATCCGTATCTATTTCCAGAAAAAACCATTCAGTTCATGGAGTGTAGAACCAGATAAAACACCCACCCATATACTATATAAAGAGTACATTAAGAAACTACCTGTCGATGAATTAAGACTTCTTTTAGATGAGATTTACAAACTCCTTAGTTAGAAACCAACCCTGAGTATTTCTGGATAATGTCCTGTTTCTTCTCTACCGATAATTTCTCCCAACACTCCGGACATACCCCATATACCAAATCCTCTAGATGCCTACAATGACGACAGTTAAGATACGGATATACAAACACCCACCTCCCCTCCACCAACCTCGGTTTTGGTTGTTGGCTGAATACAGTATTAAAATCTAGGTCCATTTCTCTTTTATCCTTATTTCTTTATTTCGAAAAACTCATTTTTTCAAAATATAGATAATAAAATGCAGACTGATGATGACCTTATCGTGAAAGCATCTCGACTTGGTATCTCTTTAAATGGTGTTTATACGAAAGATACATTACCGGCAATCAAACAGGGAGGGTATATAATCAACTTACAGGACGATTATGATTCTTCAGGTGTTAATCTCCATGGTACTCACTGGACGGCAGTGTATGTAGAGAAACAGGGGTCAAAGTATGAGGTGAGTTACTTTGACTCTTTTGGACTGCCTCCACCATCGGACGTCCAGATATGGTTATATGAATATCAACCGTATCCATATAGTAATATCCAGATACAAAACGAACAGAGTGGCTTCTGCGGGGACTACTGTCTCTACTATCTATGGTTCATGGAGCATAACAAAAAGAAAAGATCACTGAGTGATCGTATGTATCAGTTTCAGGACCTATGGAGCAATGATGTCGAGGATAATCTTCGATTGTTAAAACGATACCTTAAGAACTTGTAACCAATTCTAGATTATAGTGATTCCATGACCGAGTCTCCTTAACAGTAAGAGATTCCTTATGATGTATACTGATCTTTTTGTAATCGACAAAATGATGGGGTCTCCCAAACTTCTCCACACCCTTCACGCAATCAGGATGCGTATCTAATAGAGCATCGAGTTTATCCTGATATCCTTTCTCTGTAAAGTTCTTGTAGATATCCTGATTCCCACCTTGTATCGAACCTGTTGCCTGTTTATCTGCGAGTACCTGATTTGTTGCGAGAGTATAGAGACCATGCTTAATACAATTAATACAGATATCGACATCCTCATTGTATTTCAGTCTCCAATGAATATTATACTGGTCTAACAACTTATTATTAACCAGGATACTACTATAGACCTTGTTGTTAAGCTGAAATGGTTTCTTCATCTCGCACTGTTTGACATCATTTCTGTAATTATGACCGCTGATGGCGATATTCTCCTGGATATTATCGACCATATCTTCTATACAGCGAAAGACAACACCACTATGAATAGGAATCCTCTGTAACCGATTAAAATAATAGTATCTCCTGATATTGTCATCGACTACCCAATGCTTTTCATGATTGTTCTCTCTCGCATGTTCCCAGCACTTATTTCTTTGAGGAATCCCACCCATATCATAGTTCGAGTTAATACTAAGAATCTTGATACAATGGGTATAATGGTTCCTATCCAGCATTGATTGGTACTCATTTCTTTCATTCTCCAAAACACAAAGATAATAATTAATATGAGACTCCTCCATATAGGTCACCGTTAGATGCCTATTCTCCTGATATCTATTCTTGGAGATGATATAGATAGGATACTTATTATCAATCTTGTACTTGGTCTGGTAACTGAATGTTTTCTTCTTGTCGAACTTGTAGTGTATATACGAGAGACTGGACACCTCGAGTCCCATATTTCGAAAGATAGACTCTCTCTCCTGATTGTCCTTGTAGAATACCTTCACCTGAGTATAATCCCTGTTGAAATCAATATCGTCCTCGCATGGTAACATACCATACTTCTCATACTCCTTAAAGTTCTTGTTCTCAATCTCCTTCATGACAATCTTATATCCCTTGCCCCCCACCCTCTCTAGCACCTCCTCCTTCTTATGCGTATGGATTCCAATAAATCTTCTCATTTAACTATATTGTTATAAATGTTTAAATGGTGAGAAGGAAAACTCATTTTTTTGTGTTTTTTTTATTCACCTATAATAAAAAACATAATGTTAGAAATACGCAAAGACGGGAGATGTTTCTCCGTAGTGAATGTCGATTCAGGACATGTATATGGTAAGTGTAGTACCAAGAAAGCGGCCGAGAGCCAGATGAGATTGTTACATGGAATCGAGTCAGGGTGGAAGCCAACAAGGAAACCAAAAAAGACAGCAATGGCAGGGACAGAGGATAAGGTCCAGATTGTGAATGAGCAACCTATCGCCGAGGTGGAGATGGAGAAACCCCAATTGGTCGAGGTAGGAATGGGAACCAAGAAGAAATGCGGTGGTGGAAAGAAATGCGGGACAGGAAAGAATACAACCAAGAAATGCGGTATGGGTGCTGGTACATGGAAAGCATTTGTATCCAAAGCTCTTGCGGGTAAGAAATTTGGTTCCAGAGATGAGGCAAACAAGGCAATGAAAGAACTCTCTGCCCAATGGAAATCATCCAAGTCAGGAGCCGGAAATACAGAACTACTCCTTAGTGATGGACTGGGTTCTGGTGAAAAGGTAGGAGTCACCCCCATCTAGAAAGAGAAAGAGAAATACATGAACATTACATTTCAGGAAATGAAATGAACTAACTTTTCATTTCCTATTTCTATTTCTACAATATGATTTCATTAATCGATAGGGTGAATGGTTTGTAGTTGTTCTAGATTATGTTTTTTCATACCATTGGGAAACCATCTAGAGACTAAGTATAGATAGAAATCGGTATCATATAACCTTCTTGTATTAATGTATGTATAAGTACCATAATGCCATTCTATATCAGTAACAAATTGGGTACCATATACAAGAGGGTGGTCTACGATTAGACCATTACCAACTTCTATATCGCGTGTATAATGTTCGAAATATTTTCGACAGACCCTACAATAATGTATATCATAATGATACTGAATAATTTGGTAGTTATTACGGAACATTCTTTTTTTGTATCTACAATAAGGATGACCATTAGGACAATGTACAATATCGTGCTTATGTTGTTTCTTCATACAACATAGAGTGACATCGGTCTTATCACCATAATCTTTTGTTGTCCTCTCGATTAAGTTCTCCCATGCGTTAGATAGACGCTTATACTGGAGTCTTCCTCTTTCAGTAGACAAGTCGTAGATACAATTCCTACCATAAGTTTTTTCTTTGTAATTTCTGGGTATATGTTCGTATCCATATATATATTGTTTGTCTGTAGGTAGAGTCCCGGCTGCTCTTAGGATTTCGTTCCGTCGCTTCAGGATTGGAATCAGTCTCTTTTCAGGGATGTAACTGTCAATCTCCAGTTGCAGTTCATTGGGTAGAGCGTTATAGATATCCATCTGTAATACAAAACAAACAGGGTAGATTCGATTAGTCGATTGTCTTAATTCTTAATTCATCGAATTAAGAACTCAGTTTTTCATTCTATATAGTTTTTTGTCATTTCCTAATAATAATTTTGTTAGGGGTTAAGAGTGATCGAAAGATAGCAGTATTCCCAGTCATCTGTCTATACGACAATGAGTCCCTATGAGACTTGGTCTCGATATGACCATCTAACTTATGCTCTCTCACGATTACTCGCCCGCATTCACATTTGTATTTCCCATCGATGACTCGAAAGATGACTCCATTAACCTCTCTTGTTTCCATTCTTTTTTAACTTTATTGGTGCTTGTAATTTCTCATTTTTTTCATTCATAGCGGGTTTGACATACTGTTCTAATGCGGTATCTACGGAGTGACCCATCTCTTCTGCCAGTTCTGCCATTTTTCTTAGCTCAGGAACATTCTGGTACTTATCGGTAAGGAATATCTTTCTCAGCATATTAACGGAGATTGCCTTACCACCAAAGATAGCATGTAATCGGGAGTTAAGTTTGGACTGAGTAAGGGGATTACCACGATCATCGAAAAGAAGATAATCATTGGAATGTTTGGTAGACCATTTCTTGATGAGATTGAATAATTTCTGGGGAATAGGAACTATCTGTTGTCCGTAGTTCTTGGCTGTCTTGTACTTGTTGAAATAGAACTTGAGACCACTCATATAATTATCACTATCCTTATTGATATCTCTCACCTTGAAAGAAATATAGTCTAGGGCTCGTCTAGGGGGGATAAGATAATAGACACTCAGTATCACCAGGTCCATGAGTCGTTTCATTTCCTGAGATGTTAATTCAGGTTTCCTTAGGAGATGATAAGCATCACGGTACAAGTTATTATAGATAGTTTTGACTTGGTCCTGACTTATCCAAGAGTCTTTCTCTCTCGCAGAAATAGTCTGGTCATCGAGAGATTGCTTGTACTTGTCGATATCGGTCATCATCTGTTCCCTATAGATATCAGTTACCTTGGACCCAGCACCTTTTGTTCCACTGGTGAGAACAACAAGAGCAGAAAGAAGAGTCTTTCTCTTACTACTATCGACATCTTTCAGGAAATCCAATACTTCTTTCTGGTTGTTCCTGAAATAATCGACGGTGGGTTCACCCCCCATCTTCTTTGCGAGATTAGAAATAATAGAAACATAAGTTTTCACGGAGTTGTCCGTTAAATTTGGTCTATTTCTGCGAAATATCTCACTTAATGACATTTTATATTTAAGAAAATATAAAATTTTATTTAAACCCAAGCTTTTCTTGTTGGATTTCTTCTTCAGTCCATTGTTCACAATGAGAAATATTGAAAATAGAGCCAAGATTATGAGAAATCTCACTAATTTTCTCGCAATAGATATTTAATTTGGCTAATTCTTCTCGTATAAGCTTGGATTGGGGGGGATTGATAAGAGTTTCTACCTTGACCAATGTCTTTTCTATATTTTCCAACAGTTCATTCGATACTTCTAACGGTTTCTGGTTCTTGGGTGGCATTTCTTCTTCATTTCATTCATTTCTTAAACCAAAATTTAAGAAATACCCAAAGAAAGATTGTTGATCTATCTTTCACCTTAAATAATAGGTCGTTTAAGCGAAAGTAAATCGATTTATTTGTAATAATGTTCCGTTTTATTTAACATGAAAGTTACTTAAGATATATAAAGTTCGTTATTTTATGAATTTTGGTTAAGAATTAGTGAATTATTGCATATAGAATGCGATTTCTGTAGAAGTTGTCGATATTTCACTATCACTATCCTCATTTTCAGCATCAATATAGATGATTTCTTCACTCTCCTCATCGCTTTCTTCTTCTTCATTCTCATCATGGCATAATTGGTTCAGTAATATGATGCCAAACATGGCACATAGGCACTCATTACATATAATACAATGGTGAATCAGCCTACCATTAAGATAATTCAGGCATTCACTACAGAAATAATGGCGACATGGTTCTTTTCCCGGCGCATAAAGATTATATTCTGGTAATCCATCACGGATTAAGCATTTTTTCTCGTAATTTTCACGACAACATGGACAACTCTCTAAGGATTTCCTCTCACTATCTGTAGTTTCCCTTTCCGTAGGTTGTAACATTTATTTTATTAATAATAAATAATGGCAAGACGAATTGTACCCATCATGGAAGAACCTCCCTTAGATGCTTACGAACGAGAATTTAATCCACCTGAACGAGAAATGGGGTTTGCCAGGCCCAGATTTAATCTTGCTGGTAGGAAACCACGATCAACTGGTATCTATTGTGGCAATAAGAATCCTGCTCCTAATGGTAGACCTCGTGGTACTCCTAATCAGTGCTTTAAAAAAGGCTTTGCTGTTGGGGTAAATGTTGGTACGGATAGGGGTGCTACTGAAGGTAGAGAATATGCTATCAAAAAGGCAAGAGTGAATCGACAAATAACCAAACCAAGACAGACGGACGCATCTACCCAGATTTATCTTCCTACAACAACCTCATTCTCGACACAGACCCAATCGATACCTGAGAGAAACCCCAGAACCGCATTGGTGGCTGGAGAGACGGCTGCTATCGCCAGAGAACGCTCCAACTTAAAGACTAGACTGAAACGAGAGGGTCTGGCTGCTCTCAAGAATTCCCTACGACTCTCCAACATGAATAAAGATGAGATACGAAGTCTGGCTGTTCGATTAACTGGTACCCCCAATGCTATTCAGGGATATAGTAGAATGAGCGTAGACCAATTACGACAAGAACTTGTTAATCGTGGTTGGCAAATGTAATTGACGAGCCAATATTTATTTTGATACTTTTTCTTAACTCAGTATCAAAATTAAGGTCTAATTCTTATAACTTATGATAAATATAGTTTTAACCTAGTAGCGCGCCGTTCAGTAAGGAAATCGAGACGCTGCGCTCGCATTCCACGAATACGAAGTAGGTAACAGTCCTCTTGGAGTTGTTCTTTCCTAGTACCTGGATAGACTTGGGGATGCTGTTCTCACTGGTGAGTCTGCGAGAGAGGTCGCATACTAGATACCTGTAAGACATGGACCAGTCATACTCACTGATAAGACCAGAGTTGAGCCCAGTCGATTCTCCTCCATTGATGGCATTCTGGGCTGCGAGTTCGTCGCGGAATACCTGCCAGTCATATTGGATATTGGTCTGCCACATTGTCTGGCCTGCTAGGAGAATGTTGAAGTTTGTGACTGATGCTAATGGTGAGGTGGTTCCGGGCTCGGAAGCGAATACGGACTGATGAGCAGCCACGGATGCACTTACATTACCAGCTGTTCCAGCAGGGAAGATAGGCACCATAATAAGAGTCTTGGGGTTGACGAGCCCGTTGGTAATCAATTGGTTGAACTCTTGAGTCGAGCCTACATTGGGTACAGTGTACTGGACGATGTCTCTGTACACGATTGTCTTGGTAGGATTAGCCTCTAGGTAAGCCGCCTCAGCCGCAGGATTCATCTGGAACACAGGACAGTAGAGTCTCACTGTTGTAGAGGCATGGCTAATTGCGGATGAGTATCCACCACCATTCTGGGAGGGGGTAAGAGAGGCAATTGCCAGTTGGAGTTTCCATGTCTTACTTCCCACAGTATCGAGTGCTTGGGCTCCTTGGCCTACATCACTAGAGGCAAACATGACTGGATTGGTTCCATTGGTAAGAGTGGTAGCACTCTGGGTATATCCAATCGTAGCAGGAGTACCATAAGTTCCAGTAACACCAGCCGCTCCAGCCACCACCGAAGAGGTAAGAGTAGTGACTGACAGGTTGGTATTGATGATGAAACGGAGGTAAGCTCCACGGACAAGGGGCATCTGGGCGAAGAAATCGCTAAGGTCCTTGAGCCTGATTTGTGCCAGGATTCTCCATACCTTTGTAGCAGAAGCCCCGGTTCCTGTTGTACTGAAGTAGTTCTTCCATACTGAACTAGCATCCGCATCCGAAAGGAGACTGTAGTAAGGGTTCTGGGTAAACACAGCATCAGTAGCCGAGTTGGACTGGAAGGCAATCCATTTCTGGCGTTGGAAGAACCCAAAGTTTGCCGTTGAGGGTATCTTGGATACTTGGCTGGGGTAGTTGGTGGTATAGAGACTATCGATAGGAGTACCGTATAGGCACTGAGAGATAGTCACTGGAGACGCACCAGGGGCAATCGTGGCTGCTGTATAGACACGACCCTGATTGGAGGGGAACAACATATGAAGACCAAAGTCTCTGTTGTTGGAGGAACCAATACCCTCTGGAGAAGCGGCTGTTGGGAACATGAAAGAGTCACTGGTATCAGGCCAGAAGCCAATTGACGGGCCCTCTTTGTGAAGGTCATCCTGAGACATGCTTGTCATTAACTTGTAGTTAATATACATGTTCGTGTAGGGGCAGAGTTGGATAACAGTAGTGTTATTGTACTCGACACTTAGACTATGAATGAGTTGGTAGAAACCATTCTTAAGACCAGCCGCAAAGTTGGTATCATAGTTAGTATCAAGACCAGTTACCTCAGCCGTAGGATAGAGTGCCAACACGAGAGGTACCTCTAGATAAGCAGCCGAGTAGGCACACCACTTCCCACTGTTTGACAGGCTGGAAGTATCGAGTTGGATTTGCCCCGATTGGTAGCTACCGTTGTTTTGATCGGTAATATACACGACAGACTTGGAGACAAAGGGTTCGGCTGTCGTTTGACCCTCATTGGAAGTAACATACAGAAAATTGTCCATAGTTCTTTCTTATTTTTAATTACAATGTGGAAAATAATTTCTTTAAAAAATTTCAGTATTTCACCAACCATTAAAAATACTATTTTGGATTCAGTTCCAATTTGATCTTTTTCTTTTTGATTTTCAGGACAGCCAGATTAGAAATAATCTTATCCATGGTCGGTTTATTTTTCACGATTTTATTTAGACCATCTCTGGTCACTGGAATCACTTCTTTCTCTTCCTCCTTGGAAATAACCTCGACATCTTTGGGTTTGGGCGTGAAATCCATCTTCTCCGTCTTGGACATGACTATCCCCCTACCCCTCATATTCACCCTTAACCCCTTACAACTTTTATTTGGTATAAAGTGACATGGCATTTCTCCTTTCTTATATCAAATTATTCTTTTTTCTCATCAAAAAGATACATAATTTCTTCTACCAATGGGGTATTCACCATTATCTTTGCAATATGATCTATAATATCCACTATCGTAGCCTTACAGATATAAGCATGACTCTCCTTGTCTTTTTCCTCTGTGGCCAAGATTTCCTCTAATTTCTGGTTGGTTCTTAGATTGTACCATAGCATCCATATCATGTAGAGTTTATGCTGGACCCTAAGATTATATTTCTCGATATCTCCATGATACCTAATATGTTTCTCGTCATCATCGAACCATTTCCGGTAGGGTACTGGACATGGGGGGAACCTAACCTTCTTCTCTGGCTTCTCATCGATTGTTCCATCCTCATTCATCTTGAATACGGGTTCTCCCACCTTCACCTCTTTATCTATCGAGTCTAATGTGCTCACGACTTTGCGGAATTTTTCTTCAAAACCTTCTGGACCTGACATTTTATTAAATAAAATAAAATTTTAGTTAAGAAATGAAATTTGTAGAAAGAGTTCAAACCATTAAATCAAAACCCAATGATAAGATATATACTCCTCTAAGGATGGCTCTTACTATGATTCATATGTGCGACATTACTCCTGAAATGAGGGTCCTAGACTGCTGTAAAGGAGGAGGTATATTCTATGACAATCTCCCCGAGTGTCAAAAAGACTGGTGTGAAATTGATGACGGAAAAGACTTTTATGACTGTCACGAGAAATATGATCTTATTATCGGGAATCCTCCTTACTCTCAGTGGGACAGATGGATAGAGCATACCATGAAATTAACAGACAAGTTCTGTTATGTTTTTGGGACTTTTAACCTGACAGAAAGGAGAATGGGAAATATACTGGAGAAAGGATATGGAATAACAAAACTACACATCATGAAAGTAGACTGGTGGTTCTCTCCTAGTTTTATCGCTGTATTTGAGAGAAATAAACCTACCATTCTTACTGCTGATAGTAAGAGGGTCATGTGCGATGAGTGTGGTAAAAGATGCCATAGGGGAATAAAAGGACATAACCCAAATGTCTGTGGGGGAAATAGAAATGAGAAATAGGGGGCTCATTTCTCAAAAAGTTGAAATTTGGAAAAACACCCCCTTTTTCGTCGTTTTTCTTGAAAAAAGGACCACTTTTTGACTTTTTTGAATTTTTTGTTTTTAAAGATGGTTCATGATTATTTCAGTATATGAAATGATACTGAAATATTTGGAGAAAAAGAGAAATATGAACCCTCTACCACTTTTTTCTTTCTCAGTATAAGGAATAAGGTGAAAGAAATAGAAATGGTAGAGGGTAGAGGGTTGGAGAGGGTTTTTCCTCTCCTTGCATCCAGAGAAATTTCTTTTTTTTCTTTCTCCAGGGTCTTGGAAAAAGGCTCTACTACCCTCTACCCTCTACTTTAACGATAGAGTTAATATATTTCTCTATTTCTTTCTAACTCTATTGTTCCTTCATTTCTGGGTCTAAAATAACGATATAGTTAAAATCGTAGAGATGAAATCGGTTTTTTTGAGAAAAAGTTGAAAACAGCAAAAAGACCCCCTTTTTTGATGTTTTTTTAAAAAAAAACACCACTTTTTGACTTTTTTGAATTTTTGGTTTTGAACTTTGGTTCATAATTTATTTCACTATAAGAAATATACTGAAATAGAAGGAGCTGAAAGAGAAATATTTCACCCCTACCAGAAATCGAAATAGAGTATAAGGGTTATACTGGGGTAAGGGTGAAGTAAGGGTGGTAAGGGTGAGTAGGGGTGAATTCCTCTCCTGGAACCCATAGAATTTTTCTTTTTTTTAATCTTTAGGGTCTTGGAAATCACCCCTACTCACCCCTACCACCCCTACTTCGAACTCTCTTGTTAATAAAAGGGTTAACGATATAGTTACAAGATTATAAAGAAGAGTGTAATTTTTTAGCAAAGATGGTTCTAGTGAGAAAGGAGTTATTCTCGATGGGTAAGCCGGAGAATGTATATTTTCCTTCGGGTATCTCAAAGACGATGCTATTAATGAGCTCTAATTTATCGGTGTTATCTTTTCCCCTGATGGAAATAGTGATGGTGAAATCATGATCATGATTGTTGAGAAAGAACGATGCTGGTATATCTCCTACGATAGCCATTTTTATTGTTAAAAGTTTAACATAATTTTTAAATGATATTAGAAATGAGATTATCTATACTATTGATAATATTACCAGTGGTGGAGTCTATTGTGAAAGGTATAAATATTTATGGCTTTGAAACAGAGCACTCTAGTCTAGCATGTGATTGGGTCTCTAGTTATGACGAGATACTGGAGAATGTACAGAACCTAGGTTTTAATACTGTGAGACTCCCCTTCTCCCATGACTATATCCATAATACGAACATGTCCTCGATGGATTCGTTCTTTGATGCGATACTGAAAACCCAATTAGATGTTGTATTAGATTTTCATAGACTGGTGAATTATCAGCAGTCAGCAAAACCCTATGATGATCAGCATTCATTTCAGCAGTTTCTCGATGATTGGGTTTTCATTGCAGATAGATACCAGTATAATAGTCATCTTATAGCGTTGGACCTTTTTAATGAGTGGCAGGGAAATGATTGTCAGGAGTGGAACCAGTTAGCGACAGAGGTTATTAATGTCTTGGAGAGTAAGTTTCCATATCGGTTCTCTTATATGGTGGGGTGCCCGTCTTGGGGCTCCGATTGCTCTGACGTCAGCATAACATTACCCTATCAGGACCGTATATTCTATAGTATCCATAGGTATATCTGGCATGGTAGTAATGATCATGACTCATGGGACCATCATTTTGGTAACATTGGGATAGATGGGAATAAGATGATAGTAGGAGAGTATGGCTGGAAAAGTGACTTACCCAATCAGGTGGTCTGGGCAAGGGAATTTCTAGATTACCTGAAGAGTCGAAATATAAGAAATAGCTTTTTCTGGTGTTATGGTGTATCTGGAGATACGGGCGGAATCATGAAAGACGATTGTAAAACAGTCGAATGGGATAAAATAAAATTACTCTATGAGTATTGGAGTTAGAAATAGATAGCTCCATCGTCCTCTTTGAGCTCGAGAAATGACTCTTGTTGTTTTCTCTCTCTTCTCTTTCTGGTTCTTTCTTTCTCCTCCCGGATACAGTGGAGGATACTCACTATAATCTGTAATACATTCCCAAACAGACTAACAAGTAGGGCGATAGCTGTAATCTCCATTCTTTATTGGTAAGGATAAAGAATGGATAAGGAAGCACTCCTCCTCCTTATCGTAAGGATTCGACACTATCTCTCTCGCATCGACGACTTGTTGGAATCCCTACAATATAAAATAGAGTATGAGAATGAACCCTTTGTCATGATGTAACCCATAAAACATCTTTGGGTAAGTTGAAACGGTAACAACACCATACACTCTCAAAATTAGCCCTACCGGCTTCTTCACCCTTGTATTCATACTTGATTCTCTCGTTGCTAAAAATAATTTGAAACTCATCGTGTCCCCTGATGGCAAAAAACTTTTTTGTCAATAGACATGACATGGGTAATAAGCATGCGAATGGTTTTCCAGTATCGATAAGCCACTGTAATATATAATATTTATTGCTAAAAGGTGGATTAGTGATAATCATATCAAAGTCTGGCACCCAGGTGAAAGCATCCTTATCCTCATGAATAATCGAGCATGTAGGAAATACCTCCTCCATATATTTTTTACACTTTCCATCGCAGTAAAATGGGTCATAGATACGGATACTCGTAGGCACTAATGATTGTATAATGGAATACGCTTTTTTGGAAGTGGAATAATCATCCACTTTGGTCGATTTACGATTATTAAATCCCTTATTCATTTATATATCTTGAAATATGCTTTTTTTTATATATTTTTTATAACTTTATTGTTATAAAAAATGAGTTTTTAAATGGGTGTAATAGAAAGGTAATAATACGGAAGGTTAACTGATTTTTGTAATGGGTGTAACAGATATGAACGAGTTAAGGACGATGCTGACGACCTACATGAGTGCCAACAACGATGTTAAGGCGATGATCATGTCGTATGACCCAACATATAAGGAAAACTACGACAAGGTGATGTTAGAGTTGGAGGATATTAATTTGATTAGGGAAACATTTTGGGAGGAGGGTGATATCGATATTCGTTTTATGAAAAAAGTGAGTGATAAGGGTGACTATGACGAGACAGAGTATGAGTCGAACCAGGGGTCCATATTGGAGTTTCTGGATTTTAATGACTATGAAAATTGGTTGGGTGATCAGGTACTCGATATGATGCCAGGTATACTGTACCATCACCTGAAACGAGGAAACCCCGATACCCTTATGACCGCTGATCGACTCCATGAACTCCAAATGTTATTTAAAAATAAAAACCAGGGTCAGTTGTTCCTGATCACGATGCTATCCCTGTTTGGTGACGATGGGAATGCCGAGTTCATGGAACTATGTAGCGACTCCTACGGTTGTATGGTACCCTACCATCACTCACGATTCGTACTCCTTCATAAATAATTATATATTAACAATATCGTTAATCATCGTATACTTACCCGTTTTATGTTTTATAACTATATAGTTATAAAACTATCCATACATATGATGACGATTCGTTTGGCAACAGCAGTCCATTTATTTATTATAGTAAAATATATTCATTGGGATGATAGGGTTTAAGGTAATGCCCTTTATAATTTTTTAATAGGTGGCGTCGAAAGCTAATCATATCCAGGAAATTACTGTTACGGTAATGTTTGTAGTGATGTTTTACTGTATAAGGAGTGAAACAGTTATAGTAGTGATGACTCGACAGATAAGCAGGTTTCAGGTCATACTCAAACAAACGAACCAGTTTCATATGATGAATAATATGATCCTTATTACAACCATAAAGATAGGTATATATCTTTTCTCGAACATTATCGTTATGAGTGATAACTTTATTCATTTAGTTGTTGTAGCACGAGTGTTTAGATTAAGACAAGGAAATAATGTTAAAATGGCACTGGTCGATATTAATGGACCTTGTACCAAAGGTAGCCACTCTTAAATCGAGGAGAGAGTTAGCGGTGAGATTTGCCATGGAGGAGAGAGAGACAAAGTACGAGGTGCCAGTCTGGGCATTGGTCTGGGACTCTAGGAGTGTCTGTTCTAGATTATTGGCAAATACAGCGAGACGGATGGGGATACTGGCGGTATTCGCAAACCCACCTATATCAGCAGTAACAAGATAGTCACTTGTTTTTGATAAAACCATACTACCATTGGAGTTGAGGGTGACATTATTAGAGGGACCAAGAGTCCAGCCCGAAGTAATGGCACTAAAAGTCCCATCAATCACTTTTGTGAACCCAGCACTATTGGTAAGTGACCCGTAAGAAGAAGAGAAAGTTCCATTCGCACCAGTCGAGCCATTAGCCCCTGTCAGCCCCTGAGGTCCCTGAGGTCCTTGGATACATCGGGGGTATCCATACATATGATGACGATTCGTTTGGCAACAACAGTCCATTTATTACAAGTATTTATACAAATTGTATCAATTTGTATTCTAGAAATTTATATTGTAAGAGACTTATTGAAGATAACCATATACTGATAATGTAAAATCAATAACTCCAGCGGTAATAATATTAAGTCCAGTATAACTTGTATTGGCACTATGCCAGCACACGTCAGACTGAGAGATAGCATTCACTGATGAACCACCATAGGAAGCAGTGGTATCATCGCAGTGGAGTGTCGTATTCATGGTTTCATAAGGATTAATCACTTCACATCGAGACCCAAGAAAAGAGGCGGCTCCATAGACATCAAAGAGCCAAAAGGCGTTGGTATTATTGTCCCAAAATGCCTGGGGTCCATTTCCAGTATAAACGACGACTCTGCCATAATAGTATCCTGTACTACTCGCACCAGTACTACTATTATAGAGTCTCATAAATAACTGAGTATCAGGTCCAGATACTTTACGGCAATTGGTAAGGACGACACGATAAGCGGAATAAGAAGAATTGAATAATCCATCAATAATGGTATTGGAGGAGTTTGTGACGGTGCTTGTCTTGACAAGTACTAAGCCATTATTTGTTCCCTGGGGTCCAGTGAATCCAGTTGTGAATGTTATACCTGTGGCTCCTATTGCGGAAGGGGGTCCCGTGAATCCAGAGGTCGCAGAGGGTCCAGTAAAACCAAAAGTAGCTGAGGGTCCAGTATATCCTGAAGCGATTAATCCAGTGAAACCAAATGATGTTGGTCCAGTATAGCCGAATGAAGTAGGTCCGGTAGCCATTTATTTATTATATCCATATACTAATACTTTACATGAAAATGTATTTGTAGGGGTAAAAAAATTAATACCAGAGTAACTTGTATTGGCACTATGCCAGCAGGCAAAAGGAGACCATACAGAACTTCCCCCATTAAAAAATGCGGATGCTCCCTGGAAAGTCGTAGTCTGTGTATCAAAGGCATTCTGTATCTCAATGGTTGCCCCCGTATAATACCCAACATATAATTCTCCAATCCTTACCTCTGTACCATTATTATAGGTTGATCGTGTTGGTCCACCTGATGAACTGGCAAAACAGTTGGCATAGTAATACCCCGTATTAACAACCGTATTACTCCCATACAATCTCATATTAAGACTGGCTACTCCTGAGCCACTCCCAATAAGATTAGAGAGCACTACACGATAAGCACTATACGAGGAGGAGAATACATTATCGATACTGACATTGGAGGTATTGGCTGCGACTACCGTAGACGACAACAAGGAGAAACCACCTACACCACTTGTCCCTGTACTCCCAGTATAGACGGCACCTGCTGGGCCTGTTAATGATTCACCTGTTGCCCCAGTAAATGAAAGTCCCTGGGGTCCAGTGTAGGACTCTCCTGTTGGCCCAGTGTAAGAGATACCTTGTGGTCCTGTTAATGAGAGTCCTGTTGGTCCAGTGATGCTTTGACCTGTTGGACCAGTGGAAGCGATTCCTGTACTTCCAGTTGCACCAGTATACATTGCTCCCGTAGGTCCCTCTATATACTCGACTACGCATGGGTGAAAAAACTTACTATTAAATATAGACAATTGCTCCCTTGGGGGAATATAACTTGTTCCTTCGTTTGACATGTTTATTATAAATGTTAAAAAAACAATCAATAATTTAATATCTCATTTCATATAAAAACAAATTCAATGAGCACATATCCGCCACCTTTGAATGTAGATACCCTAACAGGTACGACGATTTTTAACCCTTATTTATTTGATACTTTCATGTACGGTCCTACGGGACCCTCTGGATATATAGGTGCTGATGGGCCAACAGGAGCCGTAGGTACTGGGCCGACAGGTGCCCCTGGTGTCGATGGCACTGCTGTCGGTACTGGGGCTGATGGAGCAACTGGGGCAACCGGTGAGACTGGTCCTCAGGGTATTCCTGGGACTGCCGTTAATACGGGCGCAACTGGGGTACAGGGTGATACTGGACCTGTTGGGAGTACGGGACCAAAAGGAGAGACTGGACCAACTGGTTGTACCGGCATCACTGGATATACTGGGACTACCGGACCCACTGGACTGGCTGGTCTCTTCACAAACTTACAAGATGTACCCCAATCTTATGCTGGGTATAGTGGGAGTACCCCAGTTGTCGTTGGTGGGTCAGGTCTTACCTTCTCCACCAATATTAATGCCACGACTATCACGATGATAGGACCAACAGGTACGACCCCTATTTTCTATGATAGCCAGAACAACCTTCATTTAGGAACGGGTGCGACAGGGACTTACTATAGTGAGGCAGTCGATGACCTTATCGCAACACTCATTCCAGCAGGAGATAACCCAGCTCTTATCACCGATATTAATGGGACGGGTGTTTATGCGTATCGGTTTCCTAACAACTCTACTCGCTACCTTAGTTTCACATGCCAATTATCGCATATGTGGGATGCTGGGTCGAGAGTCGTACCCCATTTCCATTTTGTAGGTTCGACAGCCGAGACCTCCAATGCTACTTTTAATATGACATACTGGGTTAGGTCTTATGGTAACCAGACCCCCACCCCAGCCATTACTCCTGCTACTACGACTACCATTAGTGCCAATGTAACTATGAATGGTGTCGCTTACACCCATCAAATATGCGGGTTTGGGGCTATTGCCATGACTGGAAATACAGAGAGCTGTATCTTTGGTGGTACGATTTCACGCCCAACGGGTGACGCCTATGCTGGAGACATCTATGTTTTGAGTATAGACTTGCACTATGCAAAAATTAAGGCTGGAAAACATGTTGGCTTTCCTGAGTTCCCCTAACTTTTCTTCATTTATAATATGGTAAGTTTTTACGATAAAAAAATGTTGTTGTTCTTTTTATAAAAATGAGTTATAAAAAGATGGGGTAATTAAATAAAACAAGAAGATGGAATATCACCCGCATGCGACGAAAGATTATCAGCAGACAAAGATTTATATGATACGAAATAACAAGACAGGAAAACAATATGTGGGTCATTCTACATATATGTATTTATCGCAGAGACTGAGGGGGCATAGACAGAAATATACTAATTGGAAATTAGGAAAAGAATCATGGCAATCGTCATTTAATGTATTAAGCGATGATCCAACTGAGTATGAAATAATTCTTATTGAGAAATACCCATGTAAGAATATAGATGAGGCTCGTCTTCGTGAGGCATGGTGGATTACATTATTTAGAAAGGGCGTAGTTAATACGACATTACCAGGTAAAAGAACACCTGAAGAAATTAAAAAATACAGAGAAGAATACCGAGAAGAACATACTCTTACTATTCAATGCGCATGTGGAGGATCATACCAAAATGTTAATGGTAAAAAAGAACGACACGACTTGACTGAAAAACATCTTTATTATGTAAAACATGGAGAAGTTAAACCATTAGGAGAAAGGTATGCTGCCAATCGTGAAGAAAAATTAGCAAAACAAAAAGAACGCGATAGAATTCGTCGTGCTAAAAAGAAAGAAGAAGCCAATGTTCCTACACTGTTGGCGCAAACACCGGAGAATGAGGATTAAGCAAAAAAAAGTATATCGACATCGATATCTTCTTTGTCGCTCTTTTCTACCAACTATTTACGAGGAATAGAAATTAGATTTACGGTATTTATTCTCTTAAATGAATAAATACAAATTTTATCATGCTCTTAAATAAATATGGTAAAGAAAGCACAGATACCGAAAAAGAAGTATGTTAGGACCCGTCAGTCCAAGATGGACAAGAGACTAGAGACACCACCCCAGTTTATTCCTAGACCAAGACCCGCTGTTATGGCACGACCTTTACCTGAACCTACTTATACTCATCTTAATGAGCTACAGATGGAGAAGATACCAGTATCCACGGTGAAACCAAAAATCAGGGGGGCAGCCAAGAACCTGGCACATAAGGCGGCTGTTCTGGGGACTACCGCTCTCATTGGGGCATATGCTCCTGCTCTCTTACCCCTGGCTGCTCCCGCTGGTGCTCTCGCTGGAGAAGTGGCATCCTATGGTACGGAGAAGTTCGGGGACTGGACCGGAGCCTATGGTATGATCCCTGTCACCCACCCCGCTCGTTCCCCTTATAATCGTATGGACTCTAATCCTGCTCTAATGCCAAACCCATTACAGCTGAATAGCAATGAGACCAGACTACCTTATCCTATAACGAAACCCGTTCATGCCAGTCTACCCAAATTCCCAGTGGAGATGGGGTTACCCTTAGAACCAAAATTTATTATGCTGAATGACGCTTCTTATCGGTAGAAATTTTTATATCTTATTCAATAAATAAGAATGGTAAGAACTACGAATATGAGTGTCAATCTGGATTTAACTGACAGGCAGTTACGAAGACTGGCAGAACAGAAATCAATTCTTGTCAAACCAGACCAAATCGAGAAGGGTGAAATGAAACTAGAAATCAAACCCCTGAAATACAAAAAGATGATGAAAAATAAAGATAAAGAAAAAGGTTTTAAATTATTTCTTACCCCAGATGAAATGAAAGGTGGAAACATAAAAGGTTTCATGGAGAAATTACTCACGGATGTGAGAAATGGAGTGCCGATTGCCAGAAAAACAAAACAAAGGTCAGGGGCATGGAAAGAACCCCAACAGGCTATCGTGGCTCAGGCTCTCGATACCACTGCCCAACAGCAATCCTCTATCCCCATCAAGACATCAGGAGGGTCTCTTAAGCAGGACCTATTACAGCATGACGCTGAGGAACTAGGGCAGAGGGTGGGGAGTGTCTATTTCGATAGTGGGACTTTCATTCGACCCCAGCACCCAGCTTTTATCCCAAAGGTCCGGGTTATTCCTCCTACGAATTCATGGATTTAACAAAAATTTTAGGTTATAATATAAATGGAGAATCGACCTCATACCTATCTCACTCTTTTACGGACATATAATCGAGAAAGACCCCGTGAAAGAATTGTTTGTGATTGTGGGAAAACTATTCACCCCAAGATGCTGGAGAAACACCAGAGGACTAATATACACAAGATATTAACGGCACGGAAACGATTATACGAGCAGTGGTTGATTAATAACCCGAAAGAGATAAAGACCGAGAAACAGATTATCCTAGAGACCATTGCAGAAATTAATAAGAAATTAGACTCTATCCAGTCAATTGTCGATAAACTAGCATCGTAGATTTCCAATACTTTTATATTGGAAATGAGCTTTTGACATAAGGACATGGTAGGTAAAAAGATGATCAACAACCAATAAAAAAACCCTACCATTCAAGTTCTCAAAAAGCCATTTCTCTGGAGGAGAGTCCATCAACGAGAGAGAGACAATGGAGAATTGTTATGTGGCTCTCCTCCACATTTCTTTTCAATATTTTTTTTTTTATTTTTTTTTCATTTCTATTTCTTCATTTCTTATAACTCTATTGTTATCTCATTTCAGGGTCTAGAATAACGATATAGTTACAAGAAAAGAGAAATTGTAGAGATTTCACGGCTCATTTGAGAAAAAGTTGAAAAGTGGAAAAAAGAGCCCATTTTTTAATGTTTTCTTTAAAAAAAAGACCACTTTTTCACTTTTTTGAATTTTTCATTTTGAACTTTGGTTTATATTTATTTCAGTATAAGAAATGATACTGAAATAAAAGAAAAGAAATAGAAATATTTCACCCCTACCAGAAATCGATTTACAGTATAAGGAAGATACTAGGAGTAAGGGTGAGTAAGGGTGGTAAGGGTGAGTAAGGGTGTTTTCCTCTCCTGGAATCCAGAGAAATTTTTTTTTTTTTAATCTTTAGGGTCTTGGAAATCACCCCTACTCACCCCTACCACCCCTACTTCGAACTCTATTGTTAATAAATGAGTTAACCCTAAAGTTACAAGAATATCATTTATAAGTGACTTCTTCTTTCTGCTTGAAGGCGAGGTTGATGACGAGGTCTGTATCCCTGAGATAGATATCATTCCCATCCTGATCGATAAGTTTGATTTCGAATTCCCAATAGGACCCGTCTTTCACGGGCACATAGATGAGTTCTACGGGAGCTACGGTGATTAATTCTCCATACTTGTAATTACTGACTGGAAAGGTATACAACGAGGTAGTGGGGACGGAGAGGGTGTTGTATAAGAGGGAGCAATTGATATTCATTGAATTCACGGGATAGAGGGCATCAGTCATGGTCCCAAGGACATTGTAGATGGATAACTGGGGAGAACTGGGGTATGTCCCACTGACGAAGCCAATGGTGGACCCAAAACTACTTCCAGATAAGAGGAGTTGTCCATAGGAGGTATATGATTTGGTATAGGAGGGTATAATTAACTGGGGTGTCTCTCCTGAGCCCAGAGTCCATGTGGCTCCAACGGGGATAGAGTAAGTTCCTAGTACTGTAGGGAGTGGGTAGCATATGACTTCCATTAGATTCTTGGTGCTATTGAACAGGAGTTCAATAAAATAGACATAGTTGCCCGACCCATCAATCATATATGTCTTGTTCTGGATAAAGGCGAATTGGAAATAAGTGTAGAGTTCTTCAAAGGTGTAATTCCCATCGGGAATAGTTACATTGTAAGTAACAGCGGTATCAGCATTCCAGATATAAGAGAACTGATTGTTTCGTTTCTCAGCACTAATGTTATACCAGGAGTAATAGATGGACATTCCAGCCAGAGCGACCTCATGGTCTTTAAAGGTGACAGAACCCTGGGGGAATTTATACTTGTACAAGTTATTGGGTTCAGTGAGAGAGGGATTAGCGGGGTCAGTGGTAACCAGATTAGCACCCGTTAGTGAGACACTCTTTACCATTTTTACTTTATTATATATTGAATATAATAAAATGTCAAGCAAAAAAAAGAATAATAAAAAACCAAGTAATGAACTGACACCTTGGTATCAGGTTCTACCTTCTCATTTAAAGAAGAAAGTGAATAATCCAGCCTACAGTAATCATAAGATACAGTTGCCTTTCAGGATAGTTTGCGTGGCATATAGTGGAGGAGGGAAAACCCAGCTCGTTTGTGAGACAATCTATAGGATGCCAGATACATTCACCAATATCATTGTCCTGTGCCAGTCAGCCCAAGAGCCATTATACCAGTTCCTAAAAGAGAAACTACCACCAGAGCAGATTACCTTCTGCGAGGGTATCGAGAGTCTGCCTGACCTGGAGAGTATCGAACAGGAGGACGATGATCATACTCTCGTGATTATCGATGATATGGTCCATGAGAAACCCTCTGCGCAGAGAAAGATATGCGAGTACTATATCCGGTGTAGGAAACTACCAGCATCGATTATCTACAGTTCCCAGTCATATTTCAGGGTTCCTAAACTGATAAGGGAGAACTGTACTCATATCTGGCTAAGAAAGATTAGTGGTGCCCGTGACCTTCGAATGATACTGAGTGATTATAGTACGGGAGTGGATAATGACGAATTATGGGAGATGTATAAGAAATGTATAGAGGACAATACTTTTCTTAATATCCGTATTATAGAGAATGAGATGGACGAGAAATTCTACAAGGGTTTCTTGGAGAAATTGGAATTAAAATCTCTTACCGATAAGAAAGAAGAATGTCCTACAAAGTAAAGGGTTTCAATTCTGTGAATGATGTCTACTCTCAGTACCAGAGTATCTTTGATAAAATAGGGACTGCCAATGTCCCCTCGGCTGTGAACCCACCCCAACCCACTTTTAAAGTGGGAGACATGAAAAGCAGAGAGGAGAGTCCCGATGAGTTAAGAAAAGATGTTGTGAAACAACAGCAGATATTCAGGCAGAATTTAGCCAGTATCGTGAATGACAATGATATATCGACCCTGATTGCCAAGTACTCTCCTGAGAAGATTGTCCAGATTAATGAGAATATGGTTGCCATCAAGAAACAACTCACCGGTCGATCAAATATGGGTGAGAAATATTTCGATCGGTTTGTAAGTGATTTCCTTACCGCAGTATCGAAACCAATCACTACCCAACCAGAGTAAAATTTGTCATTTCTTTCGATTTATATTTTGTAAAATATAAATGTCAGTATCATACAATATTGGAGATTTTAAGGACATTATCGAGTATGAGAAGAAAGAGAGGCAGTATAAGCAGTTACTGAAAATACAGGCGAAATTAAACGATGACTATGAGAAAGCATTCCAGATGGCTAGCAATGCCATACAGATACAACCTGTGCCCGAGAAACAGCTCTCCCCCGAAGAAATGAGAAAGAACCTTATCCTTCAAAGACAACAATTAACCCAGAAGTTACAAGGTATAACGACGGCGGAGGAGATTGTGACATTTTTGAATAATTTACCGAATGATCAGTTGGTGATGATGAACCAGCATTTTAGTGGGTATGAGAAGGCACTGAAATGGAGAAAGAACCTTACCTCTGCGGAGCTGAGTAATACATGGTCAGCGTATTCGTCATCACTGACATCAGGGGGGTTAGAGAGGAAGGATGTGAATGAGGATGCTCTGGTGATTCGAAATTTAAACCAGATGGAGAAGATACTATCGACCAAGAACTCGACATTACCTGGGAGTCCCCTGATTTCTCCTGAGAATGCCCAGAGACTCGTGAAAGCCTCTAAATCCTTTGAGGAGTGGTTGGTCACCAAGTACCTCCCTACTCTTACCCTATCGATACCATCATTTGCCGAGTTCTACTCGTTAAAAGAAGTGTCCTCATTCCCCTCTCTACCTGTACCCAAAGACAGTCTTACTACGATTATAAGTTCGTTCTTTTCCAATAAGAAACAGGCAATGTATATCCTAGAGTCCCTGAAAGAAGAGACGAATATGGAGTCCGCATTTCAATACCTCAAAGATAAATATGTGAAATGGTTCTCGATTGCCGTGAAATAAAATTGTCTTTCTCTTAATAAAGGAGTATGTTTTCTGGTTGGTGGAACTCTAATAATAAAGATAATGAAGACGAACAGGTTAATGATGATACTGAGAACAAAGAAGAAGAAGAATTACCCGAGAAAGAGCCCGAGGAGAAGAAGGAAGAACCCCCAAAGGACGAGGATACTAAGCCCGGGTTTAAGCCATGGCAGAAGAATGTCGAGAATTACAATTGGTTCACGAGAAATAATGGTCAGGATTTGGAGATGATGAAAACGATACTGAGAAATAGGGGGATGCCCCAGAGTGAGATGGATATCTTTGTCGAGAAAACCAAGGAGAAATGGGAGCAGTGGAAAGAAACCATGAGAAAGGACACTTACAATATCGATTGGGATGCTAAGATGGGGTTTATCCAGTTCTTTAACGAGGAGGAGCCAAAGAGTTGGATATACTATAAGGATTCTATTGGGAGTGGTGCCCGTTATTTCCGTCTTTTCTATACCGATTGGGAACCCTATGTCCGTGGTTGGACTAGGGATGCTACTGCTGATACTACCACTGGCTCGGGCTCTCTACGAAAACATTGTCCCCTATTTAAGAAGAAGGTAGTACCAACAACGCATAGGAAGCAGGTCAAGGTGGGCAGGGGACTACCACTTCCCTCTCAACCAGAGGATGCGTACAAGTGGTGGGGGAGAGACCTAGTGGACTCTAATGTCCTTAGGAAGAATGAACTTCGGTTAATGGATACCAATTTCAAAAGGATTAGGACGATACCACTCACTCCGGCACTGACCGCTGTTTTTGAGGATATCTTTACTACTGGGAAAATCAACAAGGACCTTTTACTCGAACTGAGTGAGAAAGACAAACAGTTCTTCTTGGAGCTATGCTTAAGGAGTGATGTGAATAATGCTGGAATCACCTTCTCACCTATCAAGGAGAGCGACTATGAGAGGTTCGAATTGGTGAGAAATGAGATTATGGCTGGGAATAACTCACCCGAACTCCTCCTGGAGATGAAAACATGGCTGTTTCGACTGGTTAATGATAAGCTGATTAACAAAAAAATAGCTTTCCAAATACTTAACGACATTAACTCTCTTTTATAATTTCTAGTATCATTCTTATACTGTATTGAAATTAACCATCATTTCGATACAACTGAATTTTACTTACTTATTAATTTGTAACTATAGAGTTATACTCTAAGGAAATAACTATACAGTTAAATCATTTATTAACTTTAAAGTTTGAAGTAGGGGTGGTAGGGGTGAGTAGGGGTGATTTCCAAGACCCTAAAGATTAAAAAAAAGAAAATTTCTCTGGATGCAAGGAGAGGAATTCACCCCTACTCAC